ACATACCCAACCGTAAGCATGATGGGCCAGTACAAAATGACGGGGATGCAATAGACTCCGGAGCTAGATAACCGCTACGTTACCTGAACGCGAAGGACGCAAATGAAAGGAATCGCATGACGCCCGGGCAGATGGCAGAGCAACTCGCAACGCACACAGAGCAAATCAAAGAACTCATGCTGGGCGTCTCTAACTTTCGCGCGTTTCAGGTAGAGTCCCGCGAATTCTACACCGAATATCGCGCAGTGCGCCAGGAACGCGAATCGGCCGAGAAGAAGCAGGAAGCAGAGCGCAAAGAGCGGGAGGCGCGCGCCGATGAGCGGAGGAAGGAAAGGCGCTCAAACCGGATCGCCATTGCCGGCATACTCACGGTGATCTGCCTGCCGCCTGCAAGCTGGGTGGGCATGCGAGTTATTTATTACGCGTCGGACATTTACCAGATTGTGCAGGAGTGGGAGACTGTGCACAAGTCGGAGATTAGACAAAAGAATTCGACTGGGCAATCTGATCCAGCGTATTCTATGAACAGGAACACGCAGACCACAGAAGGAGAAAACTAAATGCCCAAAAAGATCGTAAAGAAGACCAGCGTAAAGCCGAAGCCAGCAGACAAGCCGTACCCGTTTGGCAAGCCTCCCGGCCCAGTCAACGCATGATTTTCCGCACTACAACCCGCAAGCAACGCCCCGCTCGACTTCCGCAGCCCGTTAGGTGGCCCCGGCTCATCGGCGACCACCTACCGTGCGTTCTATGCGCTGGAGTGCCATGCCATTGCGAAGCTATGCGCGAGTCTGACAAGGAATAATCTACTTCGGATTCTGGTTGTTGTGGTTTAGCCATGCATATAAGGCTTCGACTGCAATTGGCTTTGTGTCCTCATATTCGCAATGGTCGCCCGGAAGGTCTGCCGCCATCATAACTCCATCTAAAGCACTCGCCAGTTGCTTGGCCAGCGCTTCGATCCGCGCCATATCTACCCCGCTTTGTGCGTGCTGTTGCGCCAATGTAACCAGCGCATCGTCCTTTCGTTTGATTTCTTCGGTGTGGTCTTTGCGTTCGCGCTCCAAGTCGAGCGCCCACCCACAACAGCACTCACATTCTGCCATCCCGGTATCCGAATCGACGTAATGCTGGTTATGCTCACTCACTGCTCACCTCTTCTTTCTGGCACTCTGCGCAGTTCATCGCGTGTACCGCCTGCATACGCTGGGCAACGAGCGCCCACTGCGCGTAGAGCGCCTGCAAGTCTTTTGAGGGCATCTCACCTCGTCGCGTGTTGGCAAGCCAGTCTCTTGCATGAGCCTCGGCCATGTGAATCAATTTCATTTCTCTGCACATATCAATCCTCCTTGTCGTGCCATGTGCTTGAACTTCCGCTCTCGTAGCGGTCCACGAATCCACCCCACGGATTCGCCTTAATCCCAATCGGTTCTATCCCTTGGAGTTCGCGCATCTTGCCGATAAAGCAGAAGTCCTCTCCGGTGTAGCGCTTCTCTTTGCGCTCACGGTGTAGCAATAGGATCATCTGCGCGGCCTGCTCGAACTGGCTTGCGCCGAAGATCATCTCAATGTCGGGGTACAGGTTCAGGTCATTCGGTGGGCTGCGGCGCAACTGCGCCAGCGCAATCGTGCGGCAGTAGTCGCGGGCGATGTGCCGCAACGTCTCCGCTTGCTTTGGCGCGGCCTTGATCGCGTCACCCTTCGCCGTGGGCACGATAAGAAGCTGCGCATAGTCCACGAGGATCAGATCCGCCTTCCAGCGCTTAGTGGCCAATACCGCGCGGGATCGGTAATCGCTGCACGTCAGTTCGTGCGTGTCATCAATGAAAATCGGCAGGTCTAGAAGTTCTTCGCGGGCGTTGCGGATCGCCTGGCGCTCTTCCGGCCGCAAGCACCGAGGATCACGCATATGTGAAACTGGTATCCGCGCCATGTAGCGCAGCATCCGGCGCACAAGCTGCCAGCTTTTCATCTCCATTGACTGAAAATGAACGCGTAGCCCATTCCGCGCATTCTCTACCGCGATCTGGATTGCTGCCTCAGTCTTGCCTTGCCCTGGGCGTGCGCAAATCAGGCAAAGCTCATTGTCTTGCAGGCCGGCTGTGATGCGCGAAAGCTCTGGCGTAAACAGGCTGGCGCCAAGAATCCCGGTAAACGGCGCGTCGGCCTGAGCCTCGAACCGCATCGCGTCCTCGACCACGATAGCGTCGATCTGCCGCCCGTGGCTGGAAACGCGCGAGGATGCCTCCAGAACCGCGTCTGACATTTCCCCCGCTAAATCCTGCGCTGGAGTTCCACCGTCCGCAGCGCGGTCCTGCACAGCCCCGGCAATCTGCATCAGGCGACGCGCTAGTGACTTGTCGCGCACGATGCGGAGGTATTCGGCGATTACTGGCCTGCGCGGAAGCCCCTCAGTGAGCGCCGCGATAAAAGACACGCCGCCGACCGATGCGAGCTCCTTGGTGCCTCTCAGTTCGTGCGCAAGGGTCACGAGGTCAACAGGCTTCTGTGCGTCCATCAAGCGGCACATTGCGGACCATGTGCGCTGGTGGCTGTCGAGAAAGAAGTCCTGCGCCTCTATGCCGGACTCTTGCGCCTCGTAGAAGGCTTGGTTTTCGAGCATGATCGCGCCAAGGATAGTTTGCTCGGCTTGTGTGTTGCAGGGCATACCTGCGTCTAGCGTTTGGTCGGTCATGCCGCACTACCTGGCGCACTCAGTATGCGCGGCTTCGAGTTCATCTCCCCGAGGATCGTGCCAAGGTCAAGCAGCGCGGACTCTCCATCTTTGCGCGGGCGCTCCCCTAGATCCTTCAGCGCCCGGAACACTCGCGCTAGGTCTTCCTGCGCAAGTCTAGCGCTCATCAGGTTGAGGTACATCTCGTTCATCTGCGCCCCGCGATAGCAATGCACTTCCGTCAGTGCGTCCATTATTTTCAAGACTCGCCCGGCAGGCTGCGAGGATTTCGAGATTTGATTCGATCTTTCCAGTTTGTTTTCCATTGGTGCCTCCGTTGGTGATTGTTCTGCCGCTATCCTGCGATCGCGTAAGCCATGAAACGATAGCCCGGTTTATTCCCTTCGGAGTTTTCTTCCGTGTGGGGTTAGCGTCCATCCAGACTTTCGTCCGCTTCAGCTCTGATTTCACATCTACGCCCGGAAACGCCTGCTGCCATTCGGCCATTTGCTGCTTGGAAATCTCGTACATATCCCCTCCGAGTAGCGGAAGGGTTCCTGCCAGTTCTTCCGGCGGAACGCTCCGCGCAATAGTCTTTTTCTGTTCTATTCTGTTCTGTTCTGTTCTGTTCTGGTGCGTTTCATTTTGCGTTTCATCGCGTTTCAGAAACGTTTCAGACTGTTTCAACGCTTGTTTTGCGCGGAATTTGTTGACCCTTTCCGTGCTTGAGTCCGACACAAATTGGCGCTTATTCCAGTTCAAAACAGCCCAATTTTCATCGATAAAACCCTTCGCTTGAAACGCTAATTTTGTTTCAAGAAACGTTTCATCATCGTTACATCCAATTCCATATTTCAACTCGTCATAGGAAAGCTTTTCGGTGAGTCCGGAGCTGCGCAAGCAGAACAGTCTAACAAGCCGAATCTGTAGTACATCGCTCATGGTCCGAATTTTTGGGTCCGTGGAGAATTCAGCGTACATCCTGAACCACTGGTTCATTTCGTTCCCTTCTAAGTGGGGCTGGCGAGGAGAGCCTTAGAAACTCTCCTCTGCCACTTTCGGCTCCGCTGATCAGGCAGAGCGCCGTAGTCCTTCGCAGGCGCGGCGGACAGGATCAGTTTGCACCTTTGGTCGCGGACTGTCTTGGACAAAATGCTGGGCGGGATACTGCGCTGATTCCCGCCCGGTTTGCGTGTAGGTTGCCTAGCTGATAATTGGCAGATTCGCCAGTTCAGCCACTTCGGACGTTTTGATGCGGTTGCGCAGCCATTCGGAAATCATCCCAATAGCCGCAATCTTCCAGGCCCCGCCGTCCGCTTCGAATAGCGCCAACTGCGCCCCATCCTTCACGCGAAAAATGAAATCGCTGGCCGGCTGATCCAGTTCGCGGAACGTGCGGAAAGGTTTCAGTGTGACGCGCGCCTTTACTTCGACGCTTTCCTTGAAGGCGGAACCGCGCTGGACGGTTACCTCCTGAGTGATTCCGCTGTCTACCTGCTTCACGGTTTCCTTGCCGGTGATGTGGCTGGCGAGGTCGAGCAGTCCGGCGAGGTCAGGGGTGCTCTGGAAGTGGGATTGCAGGCCGATGATGAAGTCTTCTTGCGTCCCAAATCGATTGAAATATGGGAAGGTGGTTACGCCCTCGGTCAGTACCGCGGTCACGTGTGCAATGCGGCGGCCGTAGCTGTCCGCTTTGCGCTGAACGAGATCCACGCGGCCAAAGGTTGTGATGTGGATCAAACTCCCAGCAACTTCGAAGCCATCCACGCCAGATTCGAGCAAGTTGACAAATCCATCCAGCGTGCCGACAGAGAGCGCCGGAGCCGATGGGGTGGGAATAAGCGTGAGGGCGCGCGTCCCATAAGGCAGACCATGAATTTGGATCTGCGTTGCGGGCGCAAGGTCAACGATTTTCTGAATGAATGCTGCGGATTGGTCCAAATTACACCGTCTCTTTCTGCTGTTGTTCTGCTTCGGTTTCCCCTTCAAACAGGTCGATTTGGCTGGTGTCCTGCGTAAAGGCTTCGATAACGCCGTCAATCTTCTTGAGGTAGATGGTGGAGTCCACACCATTGACCGGTGACAGTTTGGTGTCAACCGAGCACACGACAGCGGCCCCGGAGCGGTCCTTGTATGGGACAAACTCGAAAGTCAGGGAAATCTTGCGGTGCTTGTCGAGCAGCGTGTTTGGGTCTTTGATGTTCGCGTTGACCGCCTCCAGAGCGTTCTGGAAAAGCGGATGCGCAGCGCCCCGGCAAATCGTGAACAGGTCTACTTTGGGAGCTTTCATTTCTGTCTCATTTCTGCGAATTCCATCGCGTGGGTTATGCGGCCACCTTGACGTTCAGCGCGTTGCAGTCCGCGTGCTTCTTCGTCCAGCAGTCCGGGCAGAAGAAGAACAGCACCTTGCGCCGCACGCGGGCCGCGCCTTGCACTGTGCGGTGGCCGCAATGGTTGCACGGTATCTTGCGGCCCACCAGGGGCTTGCGGCGCGGCTTCACTTCGTCACCGCTGCGCCGTGTTCTTTGCGCAGGTAGCGTTTCAGCCACATCGCCAGGGTGCGGTCGTCGGCCTCTGCGAGCTGCTTGATGCGCGCGTAGACCTCCGGGCAGTCGGTCAGATCGACGGTGATGGTCTTGCGCTCCGGCTTGGTGGGCTTGCTGTTGTGGGATGTATCCAGCGGAGGCAGGTCTTTGGTCTCCTCGCGGATTGCATTGATCTCTGCTGCGAAGGAGGGTTTGTCTGCGCTCAGGTTCATCGCTGCAACTCGCGGTGCGGCGGCCTTGATTGTCTCTGCGTCGTATTCAGGTGCGGGTGTGTGCTGCATGTTCATCCTTTCTGGTCGAGAAACTGTTGAAGCTCTTTCAGGCACTCTGTGATTTCCAGTATTTGCATCTTGCAGAGGCGCGGAGGTAACTGCATCATCTCCAAGCTCTGCTTGGCAATGTGCGCCGCTCTCAGGGCTATCCCGATCTGCATTGCGCTGTCTGTTTCTGGCATGATGACCTTTCTATTCTGCGTTTGTGCGCTGATCAATCTCTTCCGCGCGGTAACGTTTCAGCTCTGCGGGGCCGGACTTCATCGCATCAATCCGCCTTTTCAATAGAAATTACAGTGCGTTCTGGCAAGCCATAGTGCTTGACTGCCTTGATGCCTACGACCTGGCCGTCATCGACATACAGGATGCCTGTCAGCGCGTCCAGGGTGGCCCGGCATAGCTTGTCTATATCCGGCTTCGTTGGCGGGTGCGTCCATGTCTTGCGGTGACCCTTTGGGCGCTTGATGTAGAAGTCGCACTGCACAGAAACTGCAACGTGTGGGCCTGCGAAAATCGCATCACTGTCCCGCGCGGCGAGTGCGGCATATCCGACCGCTTGGCGATAGGGAATCGTGTGCGCGTTGTCGCAGGTGAGCTTAGCTTTACCGTTGACAACATAGCCACGCATACTTCCTTGTGGCGCGGCGCGTCCGAGTACTTCGAACTTGATATAGTCACTCATGCGCTCACCACCTCCACATTGAATGCACGCGCTTGCTTGTCCTCTTGAGGAACACGCCCAATCAGACCCTTTACGCGCGCGCCGATCTCTGGAACAGTGCGCGCCTTTGCATAGTTTTTGTGAGAGAACAGAGTCTCTCCCGCGTCTGTGAGCACCCAGAAAATGTCTTTGTGCGGTAATGCATTCTCTACCACCCCGGTAAACTTCTCGCTTTGTTTGTGCATGATTTCCCTTTCTTCTGTTAGTCCAAGAATGCAAGATCAGAATCCGTAATCCCAAGATCGCCGAAGTCATCTGTATCGCGCTGTATAACGGAAACCGCGGCAGGCAATTCAAATGGCCCGCAAATAGATCGCAGTTCTTCGATTGCCTGATCTGCTAGTTCGTTGAATTCGGAAACATTCCACTCTATCTCGGCGATACGTTTATCGTCGCGAAAACGGCGAATCGTCACCAATTGCATTTCTTTAGGAACGAGAGGGCAGAACATAGAGAAATCCCACCATTCTCGCTCGAAAACAGCTATGCAGGAGTCGATCTGGTCAATGTGATCTGGAGGTATGACCTGACTGCGAATCCAACGCTGATGCGTACTTGGTTTTGGGCACTTCAATTCCAAGCCTCCCGATAATCCGATCAAGCCATCTGGCGAAGCGCCGAACCGTGCAATAGTTTCATGCATCCCAAATCCAACCTCTTCTACCATCACATCTTCCTCAAGCTCATACGCGGCTCGCCCTGAAGCTTCGCGCTCTATACCGTCCATCATCTCCGTGCTCACGTAGTTATCTTGGACAACGATACCGGTTAGAAGTTCCCCGATCTTCCGATCAAGGTATGCTTTGCGCTTTGCTAGTGGCTCCCCGCCGCGCACTTCTCCGCTCTTCAAAACTCGCTCCTTGGAGAAACTAAGCAGAGCGGCCATACTTGATGCGGTTACAACTCCGCAGTGAGCTTGAAACCATGCGGGTGATAGTTGAGCGCAGTTGATAAGCTTCATGGAAGTTCCTCAGTACTGGATGCAGATGTTTGGGATTTCGTTCTTTGCGATGGCGATGAGCAAGTCTTGAGCGCGGTCCATTGGAATGTCGAGCGCAACAATTGCGCCCAATACCTCGTTGTCGATCTTGAGCCGGTGCGCACGGTTCTTTGCGCGCTTCTCAGCCTCTTCGAGTTCCTCTTTTTGCCGCGCCGCTACCCGCTGGCGCTCAGCCTCGACCGCCGCATACCGTTCGCGCTCTGCCTTTGCTACTGCTGCGCTGGCTGCAAGTTCTGCCGCTTCGGCCTCAGCTACGCGCCGCGCCTCAGCATCCCGTAGAGCTTGTTGCGCGCGCTCTTCCGCTTCCTCTGCTTCGCGGCGCTCCTTTTCCAATTGCGCCTGATAGGATTCGGCCTCTGCTAGGCGCAATGCTTCTGCGCGTAATTCCGCTGCGATCTTCTCCGCTTCGGCCTGCTTCGCGCGCGCTTCAGCATCCCGTAGAGCTTGTTGCGCGCGCTCTTCCGCTTCCTCTGCTTCGCGGCGCTCCTTTTCCAATTGCGCCTGATAGGATTCGGCCTCTGCTAGGCGCAATGCTTCTGCGCGTAATTCCGCTG